TTGTCAATCGAATATTCGTCCAATTGACCTGGGAGCCACGTCACATAAGCACCGTGATCAGCCGCAGCTTGAAACCTCCTGTTGCTAGGCAGAGATGAAATCTGGGATTCGACATTTTTGATGGGATCGAAATTGTTAGGAACACGAGCCGCATTGATATTACCCCCATTCGCCAGTTGTGCTGAGGTATTTGTTGCGAGAAGGGACATCGACAAAACGCGGCCGTAGGTAATGTTGTTGTCGATTATATACTTTGAGAATCCAGGACCGATGGAGGCAGCAGGGTTGCAAACAACCTGTGTTGCCAAACAAGAGATTTTGATCTCAAATTCAACCGCCTTGTCAGAGGTGTTCGTTGTAGAAAAACCAAGGTAAGACGCGTTGAGTGGAAGATTAGGCGCGGAAAGTGCGAACTCATTCTCAGCCAGAGTTGCAGTTACTAAAGAAACCCAAGCACCCGCGCCTGCGGTGGTGAGGGTATAGTATGTGATCGTGGGTGTGACATGATTCGTTTTTGACGTGTTCTTACTGTTGAGTGTGATTTGAACAGCAGCACCTGGAGTTATCTGTATAGCATAATAACTAGTGGCAGCACCGTCAACAATAGGAACCGCAGTCACAACCGCTGAAGCCGTTCCTGAATCTGAAACTTGGATCACACCGGATGTTACGAGGTTATTAGCTCCGTAAATTTTGCCTGTCATCGCAACATTACCGAGACCACCTGAAGGGACTAAGATCGCGGATCCACTGGTAACATAGCCTGGCATAAAAACATCAGGGAGCATGACAGCAGTAAAACCATTAGCTTGAGTGGCTTGGGATACATCAATAGATTTGTGAAAATGACGTACACAAACCGAATTGGGAACGAAAGAAGGGGAAAGAACAAGAGAAGATTGGTCACAAGAGTTCGGGCACATAAATTGTCGGGCAAGTTGCGAGTAATAAGGAGACATACCTGCACCTTTCCTAACACTAATAGAAGGCTTTGCGCTACTATTAAAAGTGATTTTTGGAAGCCGCCCTACTCCTTGTGCGCGGGGCTTTGGGGGTCGGGCTTTCTTACGCTGTTGAGGTTGGGAACGTTGTTTTGCGGCCTGATGGCCTGGGAGGTGTTTGGGGTTGGAATTGGAAGCCATTTCCAATCCTAGTGGGAAATGCCTATTCTAAGTCCACCCGCGCTATTGAGCGCACAATTGCACTCAAATGCGGGGTGTTGTCGATGCGTCCATCGAAATTCCAGCTCCTACACCTCTGTCGCAACAATTTTAGATCGAAATTGTCTATCCCATATAATGCGCACATCTCATTTTCTGTGCTATCCCCCTCTTCTTCAGATGATCCTTCAAACCATCTGGCCACTTCCTCTGGGCCATCGAACACTTTCTTAGTTGGATCAATGTCTCTTAACAATTCAAACATATTCCTCAAAAGGTCATTAATTATTGGTACGTGGGAGGCTAAGGGCCACAGACCGATACACATAGCTTTCAAATCTTCTAGATAGCGTTTTTGATTTCCATATTTTTTTTCCGTCCAGAAGAATCGACTAAGTATGCGACCCGGTTTAGGGCCAAACACTCGTGTATTCTTCTCAGTCATCCATGGTCTGCACTGCAAAAAGTCGATTTGTAGCGGAGTGCTGTATGGTTTTGTTATTTTATATGTGACCGAGAAGCCAATACTATCCATATACTTAGGAAAATCTTCGTTGAGATAGTCCCAAGCAAGGAATGCTTGAATGAGGATGAGGGAGTTGAAGGTTATAGTGACAAAGTCCCCGGAGGCCATGGTTCCTTCTACAATATATGTACCAAAGGGTGCGTGGTATTTCCTCGTCGTTTGTTGTCGGATTGCGATATCGCGTGTGGGACAAGGAGACACTTTCAAACGGCTTAAGAGCGCCCATGTTTGATGAAAGTGAGCCGTTCGTATACTCATATCGTATCTGCTCATGTCAGCGCAAAGGACAAGGGTAACACCGTCTTTCTTATAAACGAAAAGACTATCATCTCCCTGAACAGCGAGTGCCCAAGGTATCACCGACTGGTCCACTGCATCCAACGCCCACTCATACCACGCGGAGGTAGACAACGGTGTATTACCCGGGTTGTAGAATATTTGTTTATAGCATGCTCTATAAAGCGCAGTATTCAAAGCATCTGCCCACGGACCAGATGCCACCCGCATTTCTTCATATGGAACGGAAATGCCCCTGGGGTCAAATTTATTGTGTGTGAGGAGTACCGTAGAGTCTTGAATCTCATCCTGTGCATGCTCCTCCTCATCGTAGACACATTTCTCTTTCTTCACAAAACATTTGTAGCCCTCTCTTATTGACGGGTTATATATCCAACTTTTGAAAAGAGAGTCTCGTTTTGCTTCTGTGAATCGAGCCAACCACTCATCATGTGTCCCAGGTGCTAATTCAATACGCCCGATTATACCTTTGATCTTGTCGTGTGTGGTGGAAAATCTTTCACAGATCTCTGCATCGACGTTAACCCTGTGAATCTCCGAATCATCCTTTTGGAATGCTTTTGGGACACCGCCCATCCTTGTGTGTAGGGCGCGCTGCATGTTATGCTCGCATGATCGGAAACAAAAGGGTATATGTGTTGAAATATACGGGCCGATGCATCTAAACCCGGAACCAGGTTTGCATAGAAAATCAATCTCCTTCTGATGTCTAACTGTCGTGGTACAACGCAAAGGGGGGAGAGGTAACATTCTTGTGCAAACAGGGACGATTTCTGTGCCAAACTCGATGTCTTTATCGCCAAGAAAGACGATCTTATCTTTAGGTAGTTCCGGTCTTGTTCGAGTTTGGGCTTTATTCATAAGCGTCAACACTACGCTAGGTACCCACGATGCGCTAAACATACCAGAAACATTAACCGCGCCACCTGTTATACCGTTGTAGAGGAGGGTAGAACACACACTATAATCCTCCTGCGCAAATTGCTTCAATGCTTTGTCGGCTGGTACATACGGATATTGTGCAAGGAGTGTGGCCCAGGCAAATGAGTTATAGATTGCATGCCATCTCACTGCAGTTGTTAATTCCATAAATCCTGTAGCGCAATGCATCAAAAGTGGTGGGACTGTTGTGAAAAACTGTTGCTGCTGGGTTTGGCCAGGGGCTACGCGTATGCGCCCCGGATTCACTATCGCTTCGAGAACTCCAAACCCCACAGCAGAGATAACTTTAGAAGAATCCCCAAACAAAGGTCTTATGAACTCTGCTATTTGTGTTTTAGTGTATTCTTCCATAACCACTGCGGGGAACATTGTTACATTAGTCAGTATCCAAACCGCGGGCGTTCCGTATGTTTTCACAAGTGGGTATATTGTGGCGTTTAGTGCTTCTTGGCCCGTGACTATACGGCCTGTGGCAATTGATGGAAGTCTTTTCACCAATTGTGTGATGAGTACAGCAGTCAATGCGCATATTCCTATGTTCTC